TGTTACGATAATAATACTAGATTTCATCCACAATTTTGTGGTCATCTTAAAGATGAACCGGTTTCTCATAAAAAGATAATTGCTGGGAAGACTCGTGTATTTACAGGAGGAGAATTTGCATGGTCTATTGTAGTGAGGAAATATCTTTTGTCACATATCAGATTGATTCAAAATAATCCTTTTGTTTTTGAAGCGATGCCTGGTGTTATTGCCCAATCTACTGAATGGCGAGATCTTTACAATTATCTTACTGTCTTTGGTAAAGATCGTATGATAGCTGGTGATTATGGTAAATTCGATAAGCGTATGGCTGCTCCTTTTATCCTTTCAGCTTTCAATATTTTGGAGAGATTGGCTAAGCGAGCAGGGTGGCCAGATTCAGATCTGAGATTTATTCGATGTATTGCTCAAGACACTGCGTTTCCATGTATTGATTTCAATGGAGATTTAATTGAAATTCAAGGAAATCCTTCGGGACATCCATTAACTGTCATCATTAATTGTTTGGTGAATAGTTTATATATGCGATATGCTTATCTACTTATATCAGGGAAACCACTAGAAAGTTTTCAAGATAATGTGAAATTAGCAACGTATGGTGATGACAATATTATGGGTGTAAGTGTTGACTGTCCAGATTTTAATCACACAAGGATAGCTTTTGCAATGAAATGTATTGGTGTGGAATACACTATGGCCGATAAGGAAGCAGAAAGCATACCTTTCATCCATATAGATGATACATCTTTTCTTAAGAGAGCTTTTCGTTATGATATGGATATTGGATGTATAGTTGCACCATTGGATGCGTCATCATTTCATAAGATGTTGACAGCAAGACTTCCGAAGGATGATATGGCTGCTGAAGCACATGCTATATGTGTCATAGAGACAGCACAGAGAGAATACTTCTTCCACGGGAAGGAGATTTTTGAGGCAAAACAAAAATTTTTTCGTCAACTAGTTGAAGATTGCGGTCTCCAATCTTGGGTTCGAACTAGTACCTTCCCAGAATATTATGACTTAGTTTATGAATTTTGGATGAAGTATGACGACATTGAGAATGCAATGAAGTTCTCACACCGGGAGCACACCCCCCAAAGCCTTGTGGTTGACGCAATTCCACTCGTATGCGAAGAGACAACTTTAAACCGTTCTGAAGTTTTATCTGCTGAAGGAACGTATGAAATGATAGGTCAAAATTTTCCAGGCGGCGGATTCCGATTAAAATCCGAATGTTGTACACTTGTACCAGAACGAGTGTCTGTTCCGACTCCAGTGCGGTCGGTCTCATCTTCGAGTAGTGACGATGATGAGGAGTATAATCGCTACAAAAATATTGGTTTCTCTCTGTGGCAATCACAATCTGCTGAGGCAGCATTAGGCACAGATGAAGACTCCAACATCCAAGAAGAGAAAGCTGAAACAGTTTCTTTTTTAGAAAAGCCTAATAGATATATTACAGGCTTTCCTTCTTATCTACCATCAGGAGCAGCTGGAGACGCTACTCAAGGCGCCGATCTCGGTAGCTTCTTGAGTCGCCCGGTCCTTATTAATTCCTATGTGTGGAATGAATCAGATCCCATAGGAACTGCGGTTTCAATCAATCCTTGGCAGTTATTTTTTAATACGACATCTATTAAAAATAAGATGACTAACTATGCTTGGTTGAAATGTGATTTGAAGATCAAAATTATGGTAAATGCGTCTCCATTTTATTATGGTACGACCTTAGTTTCGTACCACCCTCTACCAAATTTTCATCCAAATTCAATCACAAATGATTCGGGTACTAGGTACTTCATTCCGTACTCCCAACGACCACATATTTGGATTTATCCTCAGAATAATGAAGGAGGTGAAATGACTTTACCATTCTTATATCCGAAGAATTGGTTGTCCACCTTAGTGAATCAAGATTTTGTCGATATGGGAAGATTGACATATTTCCCTGTGGTCACTCTGCAGTCTGCTAATGGTGTATCAGCTGGTGGTGTTACAATCTCCACATATGCTTGGGCCGAGAATGTTATTTTGAGTGGTCCAACAGCTGGATTTGTGATGCAATCAGATGAGTACGCTATGAAACCAGTCTCATCTGTGGCATCAGCCATATCTCGAGCTGCTGGTGAGCTTAATGGCTTGCCTGTGATTGGTAGTTTTATGACTGCTACACAGATTGGTGCAAACACTGTTGCTTCAATAGCATCAAGTTTGGGATTCTCTAACCCTCCAGTTATTGAGAATACAATGCCAGTTAAAAGTCAGGGCATCCCACAATTGGCTTCCCCAGAAATTTCCTATCCGATTGAGAAGTTGACTATCGATCCGAAGAACGAATTAACTGTGGATCCTTCTGCTGTGGGATTACCATCAGACGATGAGTTGAGCTTGCAACATATAGTTGGGCGTGAAAGTTATTTAACGACCTTTAATTGGTCTAGTTCTGACTCGGCTGATACGCTCCTCTTTAGTTCTGCAGTGACTCCTGAACAATTTGATATTGATACGACCCCTTCAGCTCCGTTGTACTTGACACCCATGGCTTGGGTTGCTAGCATGTTTAATCACTGGCGGGGAGATGTCATTTTCAGATTTCGATTCATTTGCACTCAATTTCATCGAGGACGTGTGCGAATTATTTATGATCCTTCAGGGAGTGCAGCGGCAAATATTTTGAATATAGCAGCCACACAATCAGTTGTTTTCAATGAGGTGATCGATCTTACAAAGGATACCAATGTAGAGATTCGCGTCCCATATCAACAAGCGCTGGCTTGGTGTACCACATTTAACCCTACCGATGTTGCACAAGTACCATTCACGGTAGGAGGAGGTACTACATTTAAGCACATTCCTAGTATTACCAATGGAATGATTGCCGTGCGTGTGGTAACTTCACTTACGGCTCCCATTTTGGCTTCAACGGTGCAATGCGTAGTTTCCGTTCGTGGTGCTGACAATTTGGAATTCGCCAACCCATCTGACATTGTAGCTCGCTACTCTTATTTTGTGCCTCAAAGTGCTGAGTACGAGGAAACGGAGAGTCATTCTGTCATTGCTGGTCATGCTGTACCCACACTTTTTAAAGAGAGGTATCTGGTGAATTTTGGGGAGCAGATCACATCAATCAGACAAATGTTGCGTCGTTTGCAGTGGTATAGAACAATTCCCAAAATAAACTCTGCCAACACATCTTTGAATTTTAAGAAGATCAGCATGTATAAGATTCCTCCGTTTTATGGATACAATAATAATGGGTGGGATACAGCGAAAGGGTTGCTGACTCCTGCCTCAAATTTTGGGTTCAATTATTGTGGAAATACCTACTTACATTGGATCTTACCAGCATTTGTGGGACAGAGAGGCTCCATTAATTACTCGATACTTCAAGATACATCAGGTAGTGCTATGCAGATGGTAGCTCGTCAGCCCACAGTAAGCTTGGTGAAAGCTACCGAGACTGATGTAGTAACCACTGCAGGATCAAGCGCTGTGATCTGTCAATCGATGCGAGACTCTGCACTAGTGGGGGCATCATCGTCGGGAATTATGGGTTCTAGCAATTATACGCTGGGATCAGTTACTTGGCAATATCCAAATTACTCGTCATACAAATTCAATGTAACGAGTCCTTCCAACTTTACCGCTTCCATTCAGCAGGATGATTCTGACACTCAAAGTCAGACAATCCTACTTGGTGCACCGCGGAATGGAGTGGGTGGCACTCAACATATCTTTGTTGGTGCTGGAACGGATTTCATGCCAGTATTTTTCTTGAATGTTCCCACTGTTTTTGTTTACTCAGGTACTCCGGTTCCAGTGTAGATGAGAATCAACGACCTTGTTAATGTCATAAAACTTAAACCACTGGGAGTGGAATCCTCCCGACCGCTATACTAGGTGAATAGTTGATACCCTACCACTTCGGGTTAGTTAAAGAGGTGGAATTAAAAAGTAAAGCAGGATGATACACCGGCGTGTCTCTTATAGGTTGTTAACCTATATTATACTAATCCAACGTGTCACTGGGAGGACGGGCCTCCACTTTTCCTAGCAATAGGTTTCACCTCGTTAACTTTCGTCTTATGACGCTACTTTGTAGTTTTGTACTTCAGACGAAAGTCTGAGGGAAATTTTTATGCATTGTAGCCCGTACGTTTTAGGAGGTTGACGACAATAG